CAGATGGTCTATTTAAAGCATATGCTGAGACTGACCAAAAAATGAGACCTGTGTATGAAGAGGCACACAAAAATGCTCAAGCAGCTATGAGAATGGGTGTTCCTTTGTATCAAGTAAAAAACACACTAAAACAACAAAGATTTAATTCAGAAGACATTAACTTTATATTATTCTATCCTGATCTTGAGGCGGCTCTTGATAGATATAAAGGAATGGCAGAGGAGGATTAAAATATATGTGTTAGTCGCGCTACCTGTCCGTGGATTGGGTGGTGTATAAAACCCTCTATCGCTTTTGGGTTATGCTGGTACCCTTTCTTATGATGCCAGGAATCTGCCGCTGATGGACTACGCAAGCTCTCCACGGTTACTCCGGCAAAATCTTTTGCGTTCTTATGATGCACATGGTGTGTATATACATATCGGTGCTTAGTGTCCGACCAATACTTTTTAGCTTCTACAGCCATGAGTAGTGGCAAGTCATTTGTCTTAGCTCCATCGCCATGGGTTGTCCCGATTAAATTTGATCCGTACTTATAATATTTTCTATGCATTGGGGACACATCAAATGTGATGTTTTTAGATTCCCTAAACCAGCAAGCTATTACATCGGCAAGGAAAAACCCATTGGTGTAATCGTGATTTGATGGATTGAATGTGACGTGTACATCGGCTACAGTCATAAGCATTTCAATGAGTTCGACATACAACGATTTAGCTTTTAAGAAGTTGTCATACCACATACCATCTGTATCTTGTGGAGTTCCGGAAGTGGTTGTTCGTTTAGGTGTGTCTATATGCAAGATATCGTTACCAATTATTAATAATATCTGGTTAATATTAAAGCCTAACGATTTATTTAGTATGCCCAGAACACCTTCTCTCACGCGCTGCACTGCAATCTCAGAGTCGTATTCCTCGCCAGTTTCAAAAGCCCTAGATAGTTTACCAATGTGTACGTCCGCTGGATCAACAACAAGTAGGTGTGGTTTGTCTTGGGTTATTCTTTTAATCTCCGGATACGCAGGAGAATATTGCTGCATATGCTCAATGATTTCTTTGCTTATATCATTGATCGCTTTTACCTCTGGACGTACCCGTATAGAGTATTCTTTTGTCTTGTCCCAATACTCTATGATTGAATTGAAATCAATACCTCTTGTTTCGCAGTACGCACTTACTCCTTCATGCCTTAGCTTGTTAAGCTCTTCTAATTGGTGTTGATCAAGAACAACGCGGACTGGGTTGAGGTTCTTTGCAATTTGTTTTTGTCCAACGTTTAAGGCCTTTGCCTCACTAAGGGATAGGCGGATTCTTTTTTTCATAAGTCTTCTTTTATTGAATCTAAAATAGACCTGAGCTGTCTGATAAGCGATGTAATTTCGGCAGAACATTCCTCAAATTCGTTATCCACCAACATCTCGTAGATGTTATTTAAGGAGCCGTGAAGTTCATCCATCAGGAAATTGATGTGCTTTAATCTTTCATTTTCCGTGGATGTTATCTTCATGCTTTATCTATCCATATGGTTGAGAAAGTCAGACCCTAAACTCTGGTCTATTGATTTTATTGCTCGGTAAATTTTTCTTGAATTTTTCTTTGCTTCCTCCCGGTCATTCTTAGTAGACTCTTTGCCTAAGTTGCAGTAAAGATCGCAATCAATACGCAGTAGTTCGTCAATCTTTTTTTTCTCAGACCAAGACGTGAACTCTAAAATCTTGTCTATGTCATTTAATGTATACGCCATTACATTCCATTTAATATTGCATTAATCTTACGCTTGAACTCATCCTTACGTTTCGGCTTTAATCTCTGATAAATCATTTTTTTGATATCGCTGTATGGATGAGTATCTCCATTCTCGATTTGAATTTTTAGGCTGTTGTTTTCTAAAAGTAATACTTTTATTCTATCCTCGTATAAAATTTTTAACTTTTTTATTTGATCTTCATGATTTTCACCAGAAGAATCTGGTCCTTTTTGTTGTTTAAAAAGAAATAATACTTTGTTAAATCTGTTTTTAAAAGACTTATCTGTTTCTATTAGGTTAGAAAAAACCTTCAAGCCATGCAATACTGTAGCATGGTCTTTGTTAAAAATTTTTCCAATTGACCCTAAAGATAAATCTAACTCTGTTCTTATGATATAAAAAGTTATAGCCCTTGCGTCTACATATTCACGTTTTCTTGTTTTTCTTTTAAGGTCTAAACCTGTTTCCATTTTCATTATAGTAAGCAAAAGATCTATTTGTTCTTGTGCCCCTAAAAAACTGTTGGGTGTTTTTTGTCTAACTAATTCCATTAAATTGCTTTTTTTATTCTATATAAATCTAGATATTCATCCACAGTGATTTGATTGATTTCGTCTAAAAAGTATATAGGCTCCTGATCATCGTCAACGTCTTTAATTAAATAAATTTCGTAAAACAACTGACGATTCTCGCAGTCAATAGATACTCCGTAATAAGTTTCTTGATCCTCAAACTCTATAACTACCGCCTTGTTAAAGAACTGAGTTTGCTCGTCATCTTTAAGGTCCATAACCTCCATTGCTGCGCTATATGATACAACAATATTAGTCCCCTCTATATACTTCTGTTCTGAAGCCATACTTCTGTAGCTCTTTCAAACGATACTCTTGTAGCTTAGAGAGTTTACCATCCGGTTTTTTTACTTCTGAAAAAAGTATATCACCATCAGGATGTAGCGCAACTAGGTCAGGTATACCGTTTTTGTTTGTCTGTATTAATTTTATAACATAATAACCATCAGATTCAAGTTGTTTTATTCTTGCGTTCTGAATTTTTTGTTCGGTCATACACAAAAATACTAATAAATTTTTATAGAGTATTGTGTTGGGTCCAGACTTGCTGTTTGCTGCGAAGATATTCAATCTCTCTGCTGAGATAGTCCATTGCTTTTTCTAGATCTTGTATCTCACTATCTTTTTTACCAGCTCTGCATACATATTTTATAATATTACCTCTGTTAAAGTTAAGCTGATAATCTGAGATAACATCTATAAGGTCATAGCCTTTTCCATTGTCATAATGGCTTTGAGTTGATCGTGTCATAAATGTGTTTTTTTAAAATGATTTATTGTATAATTTTTCTTGTCGTTTACCGCTTTATAAATAGACTTTTCAATCCCATCCCTTGAGAATATCCAGAAAATTTTATTGTGTCTTCTGTTTTTTGTTGTCATCCTATCTCTGGACTGCCAATAACTGGTGGCAGAAAAATCTATATTGTAATACACAAGCGCGTTTGCATTTCGTAAGCTTATACCCTCACGTCCGGATACAATTTGTAAAGCTATAACCTTATATCCTAAGTTATTAAATTCATCTAGATCAGTGGTAAGCATATCACCAAAGACTTTTTCTAGTGCCTTCAGCTCCTCTTTAAATTTATAGAAGATACCAATCTTTACATTAAAAAGTTCCCCATCAGGGAACCACTTGTCCTTTATAAACTCAGCCTTGGTGTAGTCCAGCACCATAGATGCACCACTCTCAAACTTAATAGTACCAGAATATATCTGGTGGAGCTTCATCATTAGCTTTACGGGAGTGTCGGCAAGGATAATATTATCTTTGCCCTCAATAACCAAATCTTTTTTTAATCGGTCCGCTATTGAATATGTCTTGGGCTGCATATCAACATATAAAATCTCCTCCTCAATAACAGACTCAAAGCCCGCATCTTCTTGCGTCCATCGTATGGTGTATGGACTCATTACTTTTAAGATGTCTTTTGATCCAGCGCTATAATCATTTACAGGCCTACCATTGATCATTCTCTGCTTTACCCTTACATAATCATCAGCGAAGCGATAAAACGTCTTAAAACGCGTGAAAGGATTGTTTTTGATGCCATATACTTGGTGGTACATTTGGCTATATGACTCTGGGGTAGGTGTTCCAGACATTAGCACCACATATGGGTCTTTATTTTTATGTATCAGGTCCTTGACTTGCTTTGCTCCCTTGCTTGGCTTGGGTATTGCGCCTAGTCTATGCGCCTCGTCACAAACAATCATGTCAAACTGGCCCTCTGCTTTATGCATTGACTCGTAGTTTATACAAGTCATGCTGAACTTTGGTCCAAGCATATTGTAGTCACTCTCAATACTAGACATAGCTTTTTTCTTTGTAAGAAACAATATGTTTTTACAACCGAGTCTTTCTGCTATACCTAGTACGGTGAGTGTCTTTCCGGTCCTAACCTCCATGGCTAGGTACAAGAAGCCGTTTACTTTAATAATCTCTGTACCGAGATTGATTATTGCTTTTTGGTATTCTCTGAATTCCATAGGTCTTTATAATATTTTACGCTGTTATCAATATAGTTTCTATGAAAGTCATCCTGCTTACTATTATAAACGTATTGCTTTTGGGTGGTTGCTTTTTTACCATGACCAATCTTTACGTCCTTAATTCTAAACATAACCTTGTGCAGGATGATGCACTGCTCATACATCATCTTGTTATCATAGCCTCCGATTCTAGGGAGTACATCAGTCTTCCTTAAGGTACTCATAGATCCTGCTTTTGCTGAGGTTTAATTGTCTAGCTATGTCGCGCACTGGTATTCCCATCTCGCGCATAGAGACTGCCTTTGTTGCACGTTTAATCGTAACATCTTTTACGATGGGCGTGTATTTACTTATTTTTGAGTTCCAGTTTTTCATTCTATTTTTATTTTTACGTTAGTCCATTTACCTCCCTTGAGGGATTTGTTTACTAGAAAGTCTATCCTATTAGTAAACCTTTTGTTCATTAAATCCTGCACATACCAATAGCCGCTGAGGTGTCCTGCATTTTCAACACACACTCGTGTGCCAAAGGTATATCCTTTATCACGCAGGTCTCTGCTTACAGCTATCCATCTATGTCCTTGTGGATTCTCTTTGTTGATGACAGCCCCCGATGCTGTGATGAACGGGGTGCTGTCTGTCTGTCTTGGATCGGCATGATATATCGTTGCCGTTACCAACACGCTAATTAAAAATATATTCATAGTTTACTAGTATTTCCCCAAATGGGCAATTTTAGCCCATAATGGGCAATGATTATTTGTTATGTCATAACAGGTTGATTAGTATGGCTGCAAAAATTGTTACCGCAAATATTACCATGCAAATGAAACATACCATTGCACTGTATTCATACTGTCTGTCTCTGTTATTTTGTTCTTTCATAATGTTTGTTTAAAGGTTATTAACTCTCATCCTCTCGCTTGAATCTCATCCATTTACCTACTGCATCACGTCCCTCTTCAGGATTCTTGCCAGTAAGGTATACTGCATAAGACCTTAGCCATCGGTTAAATTTAATTCTAGTCAAGGATTCGCTACCTCTTCTTGGTTGGTAGTCTGGGTTCTCCTCGATAAACCTAAAGTATATCTCATTTACTCTAAGCCTCACATCTATTTGGAATACATCGTTTGGCTCTGATCCTTTAGTCAATCCACACCACTCGATAAAGTCATTCGACGTCGCTTGACCTAATTGTCTGATATCAAGGTTTACAAATTTGCTTTTGACTAAACCGGTTTTTAAATACCCTTGCAAACATTTAATCATGTAGTTATCAAAGACACACCAATCGTCATCATTCCAATCCCCAAACATTAACTTACCAAATTCATCAAGAGGAGTAAAGTCCTTGTTGTAGTACTGGTGCAACTCCAACTCCCACTTACGTCTCATGAATGAATTACCCGATCCGCTGATAGCATAGTTCGTAGTGATAGCTATCTTGGGTGACTTCTCAAACGGTATCTTAATTGCGTCCTTGTTTTTCTTCTCAAGTGTTAGTCCTTCAGTAACAACTGAGAACAATCGCTCAAAATCAAAATACTTTTTGACGTCATCAAAGACTAGTATCTGAGTGTCTGCGGAGACTAACTGATATGCAAAGCTACGCTCAAACGTAAATGACTTACCATCAATAGTTACAACTTTTTTCATCTGAGACAAGGCATTCATAAAGATTCCCTTTCCAGTTCCACCTTCGGGGTTCTCGCTAATTACCTCGTCGTTTAAGATAACCGCTGGACAATAGGACATATTCTTATGGCCGTGCATCATGTATCCAATAGTAGATTCCATAGCTTGTATACGATCATTGTCGTGGTTACAAATGTTGCGTATGAATTTTCTATAGTCACAATCAGTAGCGTCACATAACATAAGGTTTCTATCAATGACATGGTCCTTCCATACATACCCACCTAAATCGATATAGTCAATCATGATTAACTTGTCATGCTCTATCTTGACTGCACAATTTTTATAGTACAGATATGAGGTGTCTTTTGTGTCCTCAATAAAATAGATATCAATAGTCGCAAGTAGCGTAAGAAAATCCTCACGAAAGAATCTTGTTTGGTCCGCAAAATAATTATAGACGCTTATGTCTTCCAGTTCTAAGAGGTAGTTCAGTACAAAGTCTTTGATTTCTTTTTCGTCGGTATGGTCTATCAAGTTATTTGTTACACGAACAAACACATAATTTTTACCACCCTCTGGATTGTACTTATAGAATCCATTGTCCTCCAAGAAAGTTTTAAATAAGATATGTATTATCTTGATCACTCCCTTGTCTGACTTGCTCCAAAATTGTTGCCTTGCATTCTCCTGCTCAATCCTTTCCATCACGGAGTCGATGACCTCCTCTTCAATGTCTGACTCCTTTAACTTGTACCGAATCTCCTTTTTTGATGCACCAAGTTTTAGCTTTACGCGTATGTCATTAACCCTATCCTCGTCCTCATAATACTTAGTCCCGAAGTTTGCCGTGTTAGCATAGGCCGAGTCAATAGTTCTCTGTATCTCGTTTAGAGTAAATGATTTGTTTTGATACCTACCTAGTACATAAGAGGCCAGGCTTTTACTGATTCCAAAATCATTAAACGCAGCTGCCAATACATAGGTGTGTTGATTCCTTTGGCCCTCAGCCATTGGAAATTTTTTCTCCCACCATTTGATTAGTATGTCCACGATTTTATTCTCGTCAGTAATAGGAATCGTTGGTTTATCTCTGTACTTAGTTACCTCTTGATACTCCTTCTCCTCTATCTTATCCCAAAGAGATGAGTTCTCATTGATATGAATCAGTGGATCGTATGACTCATAGCATACACGGCTAACATTTTTTACCGCCTTATCAAAATACTGGGAGTTGAAATACTTTTCTAGTGAATTGAAATAGTTCACATGATTCTCTACGTCCTGAGGTATCTTAATAATTACCTTTAGACCATTACCCGATGGAGACACAAAGATTGCATAAACATATTTGTTTTTACTCAGCATCTCCTTGTCCTCCAGCAAATGTTTTTGCTTCTCGTATCCATCAAAGTCCAAACATATCAACCCACTATGTTGCAGAATTGAATTGTCATTTCGCTTTGTGAATGTTCCACTAAAACAAATTGCAGGTAAACTTTTCTTGAGTTCATTGCGCTCGGTTTTGTTTTTTTCGGTGCGTATTCTCTTAACCAAATCTTTGGATGCACCATCTTTAATTCTCTTCAAGATCACCGATACATCCCTATGAAAGGGCGCATCTGTATCCTTGATGTCCTTAAATATTGTTACCATATGTAGTGTAATTTAATTAAATTCAAATAAAGTGAGCATTTTGTGCTCAGTTTGTGCTCAGTTTATGCTCTCTAACTATCTCTATATCAATGCGATGCTTAGAATGTTTACTTTTCTCTATACGTATGAGAAAAAAAAATAATAATAGATATAATTATATATAGTATAGGGGACATATAAACTCGTCATTTAGCATCGGTAAAAAAAGGGGACGTTAGTCCCCCTTAATTACTTTACTGGATAAACTTAGAAAGGCAGCACCTCTTCTGTAGGTTTGTTATCTACTGACTGGTTACTCTTTGGAGATGATCCAACATTTTGTCCATCAGTCCATGCCACCTTGGCATTTCCTAGATAAACTTTGTCTGCTTTTGACTGACGCTCTTCCATTGTTTGTGACACAACCACTGGACCATTGTTGCCATAGTCATCCAGTTCGTTATTCAATGTTAGAGTAAGGTCAAGGTATTTACCTTCTGATCCATCCCTCTTTTTTACGACCTTAATTTTGTCCTTTGGGATTTTTGTAAGGTCTAAACTAAAATTAACAATACTTGCCATAATTTAAAATATTAAAGGTTAAAATAATTCTTGTTCTACTATGTACTGATTAATGTCTTCTGTTGGATTATCTCCAAAGAATGTATGGTACACCTCCATAGCTTGGTACACCTTCTCTTTACCCCTATCCAGGAATTGCTCCGTGGGTCTATATATGCCTAGTACGTGGCTTGTTTTGTCGATCACATAGAACACTAGAGGTTTGCCAAAGATTTGCTCATATATATATGCCTGGCTATCGTAGTTGTATAGATTAGCAGAGGCATCAAACTTGTTTATGTTTGAGGTGGTTTTAATATCAATGAGTTTATCCTCACAAACGATATCGGCCTTGCCTTTCCACATAACTGATCCAATTTGTTTTATACTTGGCTCTTCATATAGATTACTTGGCGCATAGATATCCTCAAACATTCTGATATTTGACTTCATTGTAGCGACTAGGCCTTCTATCGCTTCTGCTTCTTTTTTAAGCAAAGCAAAATCGGCCTTGTGTTCTTCAAGAAAGTTTTGGTATATCTTGGTGTTTCTGTTGGACGCATCTACCCGCACAAAGTCCTCTGCTTTATCGGGCTCAAGCATTAGCAAATGAAAATACCTACCCTCTAGCATCTCTT